TGTAGTTTGAAAGCTGATCGGATTCAGCAGCGAGACTGTAAATCTCGTCCTTATGGGAGTGGTTCGAGTCCACCAGACTACACCATATAGAATACTTTAAAAAGAAATTGATAAAATTAGTGAAAAACCACGACTGTATAATATTCAGTAAAAGTAACTAATTTATTTGGAACAAGTTAGTGGTAACTTGGGTAGCGTCGAAAACTATGTTAATTTCTTTTTAAAGTATTCGTAAAACAATACTTTTATAACAAAAGACTGAAAGAAGAGATGTAGGTCTTAAAATATAATTAGATATGTAAAATATCAGAGATAAATTAAATATCCTTTAATTAGGGTATTTAATAAATCCTTTCGAATTTTATTTATAGCAGTGTAGAGTACTGGCAACTCACTTGGCTCATAACCAAGAATATGTTGGTTCAAATCCAACCACTGCAACCAATTAGAGATGTGTAGTTTATGAAAAATAAACCTCCATTCTATTTTAAAAAGTTAATTAGTTTGATTTTTTAAAGTAGAATTTCTACTTAGGAAGAAAACTTTCTTCCGAGTTTTTCACAGAGTTTTTACTTATAAAAGCTGGATAATTTTTGCTAATCTGGGTTGATCTCCAAACTTGCGAAGAATTATAAACTACCCATTAGTTGGGTTTGAATTATTATACGATTATAATAAGGTTTAAAGTGATAATGATTTTAGAGTTTGACTGCTATATCACTTTTTTAAAAATCGGAAAAACTCAAAGTATAGAGTATAATTACTCTTCTTACTTATTATAAATGTTATGGTTAATAATAGGTTCAATTCCTATATTTCAACTGGTGTTTATTGGGTTCAATTCCCAACATTTATAATATCTAAATGTAGCTTAGTCTGGCTAAAGCACTTGTTTTGGGAACAAGGGATCGGAAGTTCAAATCTTCCCATTTAGACCATTTATAGAAGAATATATAAAGTATGGGGATATGGTGGAATTGGTAGACACGATGGTCTTAGAAACCATTGGCTGAAAAGTCGTGCAAGTTCAAGTCTTGCTATCCCCACCATTTATAGTCCTGTAGCTCAGTTGGTTAGAGCGTTCGACCGATAATCGAAAGGTCACAAGTTCAAATCTTGTCAGGACTACCAAAATCTCGTGATAGTCTAATGGATAGGCATCGGTCTTCTAAATCGTTATATGTAGGTTCGAGTCCTACTCACGAGACCATTTTAAAATCAATAGTATAGAGAATATTTAGGTATTTTTTATACTGTTCGAGTTTTAAAATTTTTTCAAAAACAATGGTAGGTACACGAATATCTGCAGTTCCGTTCGTCAGTCCAGAAAATAGAATAAAATTTAGTAAGGAAATTAAATGAAGAAAATGATTTTTATATTATTATTTGGAGTTAATTCACCGACGAATGAGTGGAAATGATCCAACACCTCAAGCTAAAAACATTCTATTTTTCCTTTATAAGATCTCTAAGAGGTTTTATAAAGGTGAAAACCTTATTTTTATATCTTTCAAATTTTTTAATAATATGCGACGACCACAAGCTTATCATATTATTATCAGCAAATTTGTTTCAACCTTTTAGTGTGCTTGTGCAGTTTGTTAAGGCTCTGAAGAACAGTAGTTTCAAGATATAAAATGGAGTAGTCCCATAATGGTATTGGAGCTGGTTGCTAACCAGTCGGCTGTCAAAGGCTTGTGGGTTCGATCCCCACCTACTCCTCCATAATTGCTGGTGTAACTCAGTTGGCTAGAGTTCCTGTTTTGTACTCAGGTTGTCGGGGGTTCAAATCCTCTCACCAGCTCCATTCTTTTTTATTAGAAATAAATATATTTTTTATAAAAGAGAATTATTTAAAGGATTAAAATGAGAATAAAAGTTTATTTTTTAACACAAGAGTCATTAGAAACTATTAATAAAAAATTAAATATCAAATTATTTGATAATTATTCTTATTTTAATATTCAAACAAAAGAATTTAAAATTCAACCTCCTCAAAAAGAGAAAGAAGAATTTATTGAAAATCTTTGGAAAGATACTAAGCTTCCTAAATATATTTGGGGAGAAGAGAAAGACTATTTTGCAAAGATTGATATAGATTTTGGTACACTTTCCCTACTACAATTATCTGAATTATTTGAACAAAATATAAGTGATAATACACAATATATAAAATATCCAAAAATTCAAGGTACTTTTATAAATTCATATATAAAATCAAACAAAACTAATGAATATCCAATTTATATTCCAACTAAGGGTAGATGGGATAGTTGTAAAACTGCTGAATTTTTAACTGCAATTAATGCGAAATTCTTCTTAATAGTTGAAGAACAAGAATATAAGCTTTATAATAAATATTATCCTAAAGAAAGAATATTAATTCTTCCTAAATGTTTTCAAGAAAATTATGAGGTTTTAGATAACTATGGAAGAACAAAATCAATCGGTCCAGGAGCATCAAGAAATTTTGCTTGGGAAGACTCTATTAAAAGAGGATATAATTTTCATTGGGTTTTCGATGATAACATACCTTATTTCTATGTTTATAATAAAAATTCTTATTATTTGTTAGGGGATACTGGAGCATTAACAATACCAGAACGAATGATTAAATCATATAATAATATTGGAATATGTTCAATAAACTATGAAAAATTTGTAGCAAGAAGATCAAAAAATCCACCATATGTAAAAAATACAAGAATGTATAGTATGTTATTAATAAGAAATTCTTTACCTATAAGGTGGAGAGGTAGATATAATGAAGATACTATTTTAAGCTTAGATCTTCTAACACAAGGTATTTCAACCCTACAATTCAATTTCATTCAAGGGAAGAAAATGACAACTCAAACTCTAAAGGGTGGAAATTCTGAAGAGTTTTATTTTAAAGAGGGTACACTACCTAAATCAATGATGATTTATAATGAATATCCTAATTATACTAATTTAATATATAAGTATAAAAGATGGCATCATCAAATAAATTATAAACAGTTTTTATTCAATCCTGGAGACAAAACTGAGGAATTTTATAAAGACTATGATTTTAAATATGAAATATTTACATACGGAAAGAAAACTTTAAAGGTTCCACAATTAGCTGAAATTTTAGAAAGTAAAGATTATAAATTATTAAATTATGAAAATGAAGAAATTGAGAGAATTCAAAGTAAAGAACAATATACACAAGGATATTTTTTTAGGTCTCCAAGACAAAAAGTTTTTATTTATGGAATTATACCTAAAGTTGAAAATCTAAGAGAAATATTAGACTCTGAAGTTGATTATATAAATCTAGTAACTCAGCAAAATTGCGAAGAACTAGCAAAGTTTTGTTTTGATACGACAAATATGTATGATGTTCAAGTATTAAATGAAGCTGTAGAATTAGCTGAAAAAATTATAGTTTTTTGTCCTGCAGATGCTAAAAAGTTTTTAAAAAGTAATAAAGAAGTTGAAATAAAAGAAAGTTTTAAAAAAATTTCAATTTTAGATGATTTTTAAGCAAAGTTTAAGCCTTTTTATGATATAATATATTATATAAAACATAAAAAGGTAAAAAACATGAAAAATAAAGCAACGATATATACAACATCATTAGTAGTAAGAAACTTATTAAACCACGAATTAATGGGACAGTTTAGTGATGGAAGATGGGAAAACTCTAGAAACGAAAGTTGGAAGTTTTTAGATACTGTTGAATTTAACACAGATTTTAAAAATGGAGTTCAATTCGAAAACGGACAACCTTGGCAATATACTGGATATAACTGTAATGATGCTGATCTAAAAAGATATATAGGTACTAGATTATGGGTGAATGCAATAGTAACAGACTATTTTAAAGATAAATTAGATATTGATATAATCGACTCTATTGTTGAAATAGTTACTGATATTGATAGCTGTGACTCTCTTCCTAGAAGTAAAAAAGTTAGATATGTATTTAATCCTAAAGATCTTGATGAAAGAGTTGAGACATATTTAAGATGGTCAAGAGAGGGTTCTTCAGAATATTATACTAAAAAATATGATGAAACGAAAGCTTTAGTTGAAAAATATAAATCAGATATAATTGAATGTTTTGAAAAAACAACTTATACAAAGGTTGATTTATCTAAAGATCTTGATAGATGTACAGAGACACTTAAAAACATATTATAAATATATTAAAACTAAAGGAAAGAAAATGAAGAAAGAAACTTTTTACTGCGATTGTATGGATTGTGGAAATGATTGGGAAATTGAGTCAACAGAAAAAGATATTATAAAAGAATATCAAAATGGTGAAATAATGTGTCCCAAATGTCATTCAGGCGATATTGCAATTTCAGATGAAGATGGAAAAACATTCAGTGGTGAAAAATTTGAAAAAGTATCATTATTGAAAGAATGTATAAAAGAAACTAAAAATAAATAATAAATTTCAAAATTTATTAGATTTTTAAGGTTGTTTTAAGTTAAATTAAGGTATATTATACTTATAAAAAGGATCAAAGATGAAAAAAGTGGATAAGTTTGAATATATAAAAACTAAAGAAGATTTCGTAGATTATGTTGAAGATATTGTTTATGAAAGAGATATATTTTCTGATGCTGATTGTATTGTTATTGAAGAATCATTAAAAAGATTAAACATTAAAGATGAATTGATAGATACATTATTATGTATTATTGATGATGAGATCCATTGTAAAAATAGTTTATCTTGTGAAACTAGAAATAAAATTGAAGAAATTATAAAATAGAGATATTAATAATAAAAAGTTTTGAAATTTAAGCTGAAATTAAGCTAAATTAAGGTATAATACTACATATGAAAAATAAAGGATTAAAGATGAAAAAAATTACAATTACGGAAGCTTTATCAAAGCTAAAAATTACTGCTAAAAAAATTGACAAAGGTTCAAGAACTATTAGAATTGCTGGAATTAAGAATGCTAAAGGTATTGTTAATGGAAATTCTCAAGAAAATGAATTCTTAAAAAAAGTTAGAGATGATTTTCAATCTATGAGAGATTTAGAAAAGAATTATCAAGACTTAAAGTCAAAAATTGCACAATCAAATGCTATAACTAAAGTAACTGTTGCTGGTAAAGATTATACAGTTGTTGAAGCTATTGAAAGAAAAAATAGAATTGAACAAGAAAAAGAAAACTTAACTTCAATCTTAAGAGCATATGTTAAAGTTGAAAATGAAGTAAATATGCAAAATGAACAAATTACTAGAAGAATTGATAATTTACTAGAAACAAAATTGGGAGCTGACTCAAAAAATCAAAAAGCTGATGATGTTGTTGAGTTAAAATCAAAATTATTCGATGCTGATAAAGTTGAGCTTGTAGTTCCAAAAGAAATATTAGAGCAAGTTGAAAAATCTATTGAAGATATTGAAAACTTCTCAGCTGAAGTTGATGTTGCATTATCAATCGTTAATGCAAAAACAGAGATTGAAGTAAACCTTTAATCTCTGAATAATTAGTCCCTTTATAACGAAAACATAAAACAATAACGCTCCTTTGTACTGCGATATGTACAAAAACTTTTTTATTTTGGAAAAAAGAAAAATTTAATTAAAAGTCTGAAACACGACTTTCTGTTTGAATCTTACAGAATTTTCAACGATTAAATTATAACTTTTAAAACTTAACTAAAAATAAGTAACTAAAAAATATTAAATATTATAATATTAATTAGTAAAAATTATAAAATCCTGTGGTCAGTTTTTATAAGCTTAATTATTGTGCTTCCTTGTTTGTATCAGGCTGTTATAAAGGGATTTTTATTTTTTACTGAGTATAAACTTTTAAATTCAGTAAAAAATAAAATGTCTTGCAGATGTAAAAAATTTTATTAATCTTTTATAGTAAAAACTATAACTAAAAAATAAAATGTCTTGCAGATGTAAAAAATAAAATGTCTTGCAGATGTAAAAAATAAAATGTCTTGCAGATGTAAAAAATAAAATGTCTTGCAGATGTAAAAAATTTTATTAATCTTTTATAGTAAAAATAAAAACTATAACTAAAAAAATAAAATGTCCTCCAGACCCTTAAAAATAAAATGTCCTCCAGACCCTTAAAAATAAAATGTCCTCCAGACCCTTAAAAATAAAATGTCCTCCAGACCCTTAAAAATTTTATTAATCTTGTATAGTAAAACTAAAAAATTAATTTCTTTTTAAGCTTTATTTAGCTATAATATAAAATAAAAAAGGATACATATGAAATTTACACCATACAGTTTTAGTAAAATTAGCTGTTTTCAGCACTGTCAAAAACAATTCGAATTAAAATATATCAATAAAATTTATATTCCGTCAGAAAATATAGCTTTAGAGAAAGGAAGTTACATACATTCAGTTATTGAAAATCATATAATTGATAAAGCTATTCCTAATTTTGACTTTAAATTATCAAAAGAAAAAGATATAAATGATTTTAATGATATTATAGTTAAATTTTTAAAAAGTGATTTATATAAAGATTATAAAAGTTTAAATAATAAAATGGTTGAAAGGGGTTTTTCAATTTCATTAAATGGAAAAGAAATTGAAGTTGGCGAATATAAAAAAGACTCTATTATTCGTGGGTATATTGATTTTATGGCATATGATGAAATGGGAAAAAGCTTACTTATAGTTGATTGGAAATCTGGGAAATATAAAGAAGATATAAATGAATTACAAATAAAAATATATGCATTATGGGGTTTTTATACCTTTGATGTTGATTATATAACGACTGAATTTTGCTTTGTGGAACATAATAAAACAGTTAATCAACAATTTAAAAGGAAAGATATTCCTAAGCTTAAAAAAGATATTTTTGAACAAGTATTATTGATAGAAAAAGCTAAAGAATTTAAGAAAAATCCAACCCCTCTTTGTCAATGGTGTGATTATAAAAAGCAAGGTTATTGTGATGGGAATTATGATTTTCATAATATGAATATTAAAACTGGTTTATAAAGAAATTAAGGAAAAATATGGAAAAAATATTATTTACAGTCTTTGAGTCAAGTACAAAATCAAAGACTCCAACTTCTCCATTTGATGATAAAACATTTATTTTTAATAGTATTGAAGTTCCAATGGATGAAGTTCCTTTTTTAATAGAAAACTTTTATTATCTAAATAGGGGTTTCAATATTAAAAATAAAAGATTAAAAAGAACTAGAGAAACTCTTGAAAAGCATCTCGTAGAACCAATTCAATTTATAGTCTTAGATGTAGATAAAGTTTATAATATAGCAGCAAGAGATAAGGTTATTTTAACATTAACTGAAGAGAATATTCCATTTGTTCTTTGTAAAAGTAGAAGCTATGATGAAAATACAAATTTCAATATGAAAGGAGTATTCTTTGTTGAGGGTCATAATAATACAAATGGAATATTAGAATTTCTTTATAAGATACAAAGAAAAATAGGAAATGTTGCAGAAATTGATCTTTCGGTTAGTAGAATTGGAGCACTTCAAGCCCCAACTCTTCAAGAAAATAGTTTGATTTTTCAAACTTTAGATAACCCAAAGCCATATATAAGATATATAGAAAAACAAGAATTTCAAACCATTCATCAAGATAATGAAATTACTCAAATTGCAATCGAACAATTAAATCTTTTAGGATTTTCAATAGCTGATGAAAAAGATGATATGTTTATTTTTCAACATCCAAATGAAAAAACTCCTAAAGGTTACTTTCTTTTTAAGGATTATCCGTTTATTTTAAGACACTTTAATCCAAAGAAAAATATTAGTTTATTCAAAGAACTTATAAAGCACAAGAAAGTTAAGAAATATTTTGAGGAAATAGATACTCAGAGAAAAATTGAAATTATTGATAAGCCCTATATTGGGAATAAAATAACAGTAAAAGAAAAATTCTTAAAGGTTGATGGAAAGAAAAACTTTATTAAAAGCTTTTTAAAGGACGAGAACGGAGTTTTACACATTAAGTCTCCAATGGGTAGTGGAAAGTCTAATATCATTGATTACATACTAGAGAATACCGATAAGAGGGTATTATTTATCACTAATAGAATAAGTATCGCAAAAGATATAATGGAAAAATATGATGGTTTAAAATTATATTCAACTACTGAATGGAATATTGGTGATAATTTAGTTTGTCAATTTGATAGTTTATGGAAATATGATTTAAAAGATTTTGATCTTGTGATTATAGATGAATTTATGAGTTTACTTCTTCATACAAGAAATAGTCTAAACAACTTTAATGTTTTAAATAAAATTAAATTCTTTTATTCCTTAAATAAACAATTAGTATTATTAGATGCCTTTCTTTTTAATTATGAGGATAAATTCTTAGGATCTAGAAATAGATATATTATTGAAAATTCATATAGGGATAGGACAAGCTTAGTTGAATATGAGGATATTAATAATTTATTAAGTAAAATTGTAAAGGTATCTGAAAAAGAAACAAAAACTATTACAATTTCTTGTAATACAAAAACATTAGTAAATTCTATTAAATTAATGCTTGAAACTAGAGGAAAGAAAGTTATTGTCATTGACTCAGGAACTTCAGATGATGAGAAAGAAATTATTTATTCAACATTTAAAGATGGAAGCGACTCTTATGATGTATTGATTTATTCGCCATCTTTAACAGTAGGTATAAGTATGGAATTTGAGTCAAACTGGCATTTTCATATTGACGAGGGAAATTCTATTGATGTTATCAGTAGTTTACAGATGATGAAGAGAAATAGAAATGCTAAAAATATACATTTTTATATTAAGGAAAAGAAAAAATACTTACAATATGAAGATAGTGTTTTATTAGCTGAGTTTGAGAGAGATCTTGAAACAAAATTTTTTAATCAAAAAGAAACTGGTTTTTTAATAGATGTTGATATGAATGGTAATTTTACACCATCAAGATTTGCTAAATTCCAGATTAAAATTGAAGCTTTATATAATCTTTTAAGTAATAATAATTATACAAGCTTTAAAAAGCTTCTTGAATTCCAATTCTTGAATGAACCAAAAATGAATGAAAAATTTGTAGAGTCATTTATTGGAAAATATAAAAAAGAATATAAAGAAAATGAAAAACGAATGATTGAAATATTAACAACTAAATTCAAAAAGGGAATGGATAACGATAAGAAAATATCTGATATTGAAAGGAACTTTTTATCACTTCAAGATGATGAAATAGAATTTTTATTAAACGAGAGTGTGAAAACCCCTGATATTATAAAAAAGATTTATAATTTTAAAATATATAATGAAAATAAGATTAAAAATATAGTATCAAAACTTTCTAATGAAAATATTATTCCAGCAAATGAGAAAGCTAACTTTAGATTTATGTTATTATTAAAAGAAAAAGGATTTTCTTTAAAACCGAGATTTGTAATTAACGAATTAAGGGATATGGGGCTTCCTGTTGACAAGATGAAAACATTTCTTTATAGTATAGGTTATAAGTGGCGATATAACTCTTTTATATTTGATCCAGTACTAAACACACTGTCATCAAAATTATTACTCTAAAGGGAAGATATGGGTGGTTTAAATTGGTACACTTCCTATTACGGGAATTTAAGGAATTTAAAAGGGTATAAAATAAGCATATCAAGGTTTATACCTTATGGAATTGGTAAAGCTGTTGATTTACAGGACATTCGTTTAGCACCGACTCCTAAAATACTGTCATTAACAAGGGATGGATATATTGAGGACTTTAATATACTTTTAGATAAAATAGATATTCTTAAAGTAATTGAAGAATATGAGAATAGGGCTTTAGAAAAAGGACAGACAAATATATTTCTTCTTTGTTATGAAACTCCAGAAGAATTCTGTCATCGCCACTTAGTTTCTGAACGAATAAAAGAGTTCAGACAAATAGAAGAATATAGAAATGAAGCTATAATAGATTTTTAGGAGAAAAAAATGGATTATTTTTCGACAACATTTGGGGTGTATTTATTAAGATGGATTTTTTCAGCATTTGTAATGATGGTTCCATTATATTTTTTAAATAAGTATAAAGTAACTAATAAGTTTAAGTATAAAGAATATATTGATTTAATAATAGTGCAAATTATTGGAGCATTCATCTTTTTCAATATTGATAAACTTATTTTTAATTAAGCTTACTTTAAGTAAACTTATAGTATAATAAAGAAAAGGATTATGATTATGGAAACAAAAACAATATTATTGGATGAATTATATAAGTATCCAATGGGTACAAAAATTCAGATTGATACTAAAGGAATATTTTATATTATAGGGCTTATTCCTTATGATATTGAATTATTTGATGGAAAGAGAAAGGTATTATTGAGTGAACTTGTTGAAGATGATTTATCTCAACTAGATACTTTACATATTACTTTTAAACAAATTCCTACGAATGATATATTAAGAGATATCCTACAAGTTGAATTAGCTTATCTTATTGAAGATGGGTTTAATGAAAATGAAATAAAAATATTGATTGAAAAAATTAGTAAAATTAAAGAATTACTTTAGTTAAAAATATAAAGGTTAAGATTTGAATAAAAAAGATATACATAATATCATATTAAACTCTCCAAATTTTAGGTTATTATATTTAATTGAAAAAATCATTAAAGAACCTAAAATTGAGGATATTACATTATTATCATATGAAAATGGTAATCAAGAGTTTGAAATAAAAATAAACATATATGATGAAATTGTTAAATTACATCTCAGTTATTCAGAATTAAGAGGATTGAAGTTTTTTATGAATGGAGAATTCCATTTAATAACTGATATTACACTATTATGTTTAATTATAAAAAAGAATAAAGGAAAATAATGAGTGCTAGAAAAATTCAGCTTATGACTGAAGTAGAACATTGTTTAAAGAGACCAAATATGTATATTGGTGCAGTTAAAAATGTGAATGAAGAAAGATTTATTTTTTCTGAAGAAGAAAGTAAATTTATTATTAAAAAGATACAATATGTTCCAGGGCTTGTGAAGATCTTTGAAGAAATTCTTGATAATTCAGTTGATGCTTTTGTTGATAATAATTTTAAAGGTTCTCCAAAAATAAACATTACTTTAGAAGATGAGTATTTCAAAATCGAAGATAATGGGGTTGGAATTCCAAATACTACTATTAAAGACCACGATGGGAATATAAAATATTCTTGTGAAATTGCTTGGGGTTCTATGAGAGCAGGAAGTAATTTTGATGATAGTAAAAGAATTTCAGCAGGAGCAAATGGGGTAGGTAGCTATTTAACTAATATTTTTTCTAAAGAATTTATTGGAATTAATAAAAATAGTGGAAAGAAAATAACTTGTAATTGGAAAGATAACTCAAGCAAATTTGAATTAGGAGAAAGTGCTATTAAATCAACTGGTGTTGAAGTTTTATCATATCCTGATTTTAGTAGATTTAGTGTTTCAAAGTTTGGTAAAGGTGAAAGAATTGCAATTTTAACAAGGATAAATATGTTAGCATTAACATATCCTGAAATTAAGTTTTCTTTTAATGGAGTGTTAATAAAACCAAAAGAAATAGGATTTTAAAATGATAAAAGAAGTTTATGAAGCTTTAAAAATAACTTTTAAGAAGTTAAAATATGTTGGAGTTGAGAATGATATTGAATGGAATATATTTTTCAATAACTCAAAAGATCACAGTATTTTTTCAAGAATGAAAGAAAGAACAAATTTAGAATTTAAAGAGATAGAATATAAATTATCGAAAGGTGTTGATTTAATTTTAAAGAAAGTCAAAAAAGGGAAAATTGAAAAACCTCTTCAAATAGCTTTATTTTTTAAAAAGTCAGACTTTAAAGCAATTTTTAAAGTAGTACCAGAAGAAAAAGCAATAATTCTTCTAACTGTGTTATCAACAGATATGCATACGAAAGGTACAATTGATTGGAATATGAACGAGTCTTTTGAACAAATTGAAATTGAAATAGATCTTTAAGTAGATTTTAAGTGAAATTTAGTTATAATATATTTATAACAAAAGGAGTTTTATTATGACTAAAGATTTTTTATTTGAAAAAGAACTTTTTAAAAGATTTAATAAAATGTTAGAAAAAAAGCTAACTAAAGAAGAAGTTGAAATAGATGGTTTGACTATTTTCGCAAGAGGTGATAAAATATCTTTTCAATATGGTAAAGATTGTGAAATATTATTACTAAATGATGAACCATTTTTAATTAACGAAGATTATAAAATAGAAGAAGAGGTTGAAGAAGAAATCAACCTATAAAGGAAATGAATGAAGATTGGTGAAATAAAAAATGATAATTTTGAAATAAGAATTGAAGCTAATGAAACTGATGATTTTTCCCAGTTATCAATAGTAAATGGTCTTTATATCAAAAATGGTGGTACTCATATCGAGTATATATTAGAAAAAGTTATACCACCAATCAGAGAAAAACTTCAAAGACAATTTAAAACTATTAAACCAGCTGATATTAAAAATAAGATGAAAATTATGGTAGTTATCCGAAAGTTTAGTGCTTTGGAATTTACAAGTCAAGAAAAAGTTGAAGTATCAAATTCTCAGGCAACATTTAGAGAATTCTTTAATGATGTTGATTGGGATAAAGTTGTAAAGCAATTATTAAAAGATGAAAATCTTATGCTCAGTATTACTGAGTATTTCAGATTGAAAGAACAAGTAAAAGAAAGTGTTGAATTAAAAAAGCTTGCAACTGCAACAAAAGCTTTAAATATTGATAAATATACAGAACCTACACATTATAAAAAAAGACTTTTTGTTTGCGAGGGTGAGTCTGCTGCTGGAGGTTTAATTCCTACTTTAGGGAGATATGAAAATGGCTTTTATGAATTAAAGGGAGTACCAACAAATGCTTGGGAACTAAGCCCATCAAAAATAAAAAGTTCAACTGAATTAAGTGAATTATATACAATACTTAAACAAGAAAACTTTGAAGAAATAGTAATTGCAACTGATGCGGATTTAGATGGGCATCATATTGCTGGTTTAATAATAGGATTTATTGTAAGGTTTTTACCTGAATATAAAGATAGAATTTATCGTTTTGAAACTCCTATTATTGGGGTTAAAAAAGGAAAGAAACTTATTAGATGGGTTTATGACTTAAATGATGAAGTAAAAACATCAACATCTGAAGTGATGAAGTATTATAAGGGGTTTGGGTCTTGGAAAAAAGATGATTTAAAACTTGTAATAAAAGAAGATGGTTTAGATGAAATGTGTGTTAAAATTGAAATCTCTTCAACTGAAGTTATTGATAATTGGTTACATAAGAAAAAAGTTGATGTGAGAAAACATTTAATAAAAGAAAATAGCTTTGATATTAATCAATTATAAGGAATGTAAATGGAATTTTTAGATGAATTTGAAACAACTGATGTGAAATCATCAAGAAAGACTAAAGATGTAAAAGACTTCTTTGGTAATGAATATGTAAATTTTGCTTCTTATGATAATTTAAGAAAAATTGCTTCTTATGTTGATGGGTTGAAGAATTCATCTCGTAAAGTTATTTATACTATTCTTGATAAAAATATAACAAATGAATATAAAGTACAACGATTAACATCGTTAGTGTCTGAACATACTGAATTTATACACGGAGAGACAAACTTAGAGGGTGTAATTTGTAATTTGGCACAAAATTTTGTAGGGTCTAATAACCTTAATATTTTATATCCGGAAGGGAATTTTGGTACACGATTTTCCCCAACTCCATCAGCAAGTAGATATATCTATACTTTTAAAGAAAAAGCTATTGATTTTATTTTTAGGAAAGAAGATTTTGATATTCTTGAAATACAAAAATTTGAGGGAAGTAATATTGAACCAAAATATTTTATTCCTATTATTCCATTTGTTTTGATAAATGGTTCATTAGGTGTTTCTCCAGGTTTTGCTCAAAAAATTCTTCCTAGAGATCCTAAAGAAATTGTTTCTATTTTAGAGGATTATTTGAATGGGAAAGAACTTCCTACTAAAATTCTCCCATTCTATAAAAACTTTAAAGGAACAATATTCAGTGATGATTTAAGTCATAGAGTAAAGGGTGCTTTTGAAAGAAATGGTAGAGGAACAATTATTATAACTGAATTACCAGTTGGATATAACTTAAAAACTTATAAGAAAGTCCTAAAAGAACTACTTGAAAAGAAAGTTATTAAAAAATATAAAGATTTATCTGAAGATGATTGTTTTAGATTTGAAGTGTCAGTTAGCTTAGATTTTATGAAATTAGAAGATGAAAAAATAATTGATAAACTTAAATTATATAAACCATCAACTGAAAACTTTACGACTATTGATGAAAATCTTAAAATTAGAGTATTTAAAAATGAGATAGAGTTATTAAAAGACTATATTGATATTCGCTTAAAACTTTATAAAAAGAGAAAAGAATTCAGATTAGTTAGTTTAGAAAAAGAAATAAACTTCTTACAAGATAGGTTAAAATTTATTCAATATAAGATTGATGATAAAATTATAATTGATAAAAGAAGTAAAGAAAATGTTGCTAAACAATGTGAAGAATATGGTATTAAGTTTTTTGAAGATCATATGCGATTAAATCTATTTTCATTAACTGAAGAGAAAATAATTGAGTTAGGAAAGGAATTAGCTAAAGTTGAAAAAGAGTATGATACTTTACAAAAAACAAAAATTGAAACAATTTGGAAAAAAGAGTTAAGGGAACTTAAAAAATTCCTTTAGGTTCTTTTAAGAAAGATTTAGTTATAATAGAAAAAGGATAAAATATGGAAATGAAAGAAAAAATTTTACAAAGAGTTAAACAAAAATGTATAAAAGCTTCAAGTAAAGATATAAAATTAATTGATAGTTTTTTAGCATCAGAAATTATTACAGTTAATGGGACTTTTATAGGAATACCTGAAGAGTCAGGGGTATCTGAACTTTATTTTATTATTAATATTCAAACTGGTAAAAAATATGCAATTATGACTGATAAAATTATTGCAATTACAGACTATAAAGTTGAAACATATAAAATTGGAAGTGCAATAAAGTCATATTTACTTCCAGATGAATATCAAATAACATTTACTTGTAAAGAGAGTGAAGTTGATGAAAGAGGAATAATTAAGTTATGAAAAAAGAAGAACTTTTTAATTATATAAAAGAAAATTATATTATTGTTGAAGAATTTAAAGATATTATAATTTTCAAATATAAAGATGAAGTTCAAAAACTTTATATTTTCGAACTTAAAGCTTTTATAAATGGAAGAGAGTTTAAATTACTCCAACCAGAAAAAGAAATTAAAAAACTAATACAAAGGGCAGTCTCTCGTTCAATTAGTATTAAAAAATCTAAAACATTTACAATATATGAAAAAACTAAAGATATTTTTAAAGATGCAAATATTGAATTTTATTTTTCTCAAGGGTTTTTAATTTTTTATCTGCAAGACATAGAAATAAAATTTAATTACTCTGGAAAGTTTTCTATTCCTATTCAAAAGACAGTTTTAAATGAAGAAGAAAATGAAAATGTTCTTGAAAAGATAAAGTTAATAAAAGAAACTTTAAAACCTTATTTTGATAACCAACTACAACAAGTAAAATCTCTTGCACCCTTACCATAGTTAATCAACTATAAATATTATAACTTAAAGACAACTTAAAGGATATAATATGCAAGATGCAATAATTATTGCTGATGTTATGGATGATGACGAACCATCAGTTTTGATGGAAAAACAATCATCAGATCATTTCAGTCAAGCAAATGAATTTACACAAACCTTAGAACAATCAAATGAAGATCTTCTAAAACATAATAAAATACCTGATAGAAGCATAGCAAAAATAATTTCAAATACTGAAATTTCTATTGACCTTGCACTAGCAGCACAAGCAAAACAACTTTCTCATAAAATGCTGAAATTAGAGAGATTTCTTTCAAAAATTGAAGATGAATTATTCTCAGATACAACCATAGCTGAACTTGATAAATCAGATTTAATGGCATTATATACAAATACTAGACTAATGAAGACAGACTCATTTAGAATGCTTAAAGATATTAAAAAAGATATTGATTTTGATAATCTTGAAGTTAGTATTATGGCATTAAATGCTAAAGGTGATATGAATGCAGCTGACCAAGATAGTGATGTTGGGGATGTATTAGATAAACTTATGAAAAATGAGGGCTTCCTTGATTTAGCTATTAATGCTCAATTAAATGAAGTTGATGAAGAACCAAAAGAGGTTAAAAAGGATTAAGTATGGAAAAAGTTTCAAATAGAGATTTGAAAAAGATTTTTTCTACTTATGCTAAACAAAATGGTTATGAAGAAATCCCACCTACAATAATTGATTTTATAAATGATGATTATTATTTGGGACAATCTTTTAAAGACTCATTATTCCCGTTTTGGAAAAGAAAATTAGTTGAAATTTATCCTACTCCATTCCCAGAACATAATAGAAAAAAACTTATTATTATGGACTCTGCTACTGGTACTGGTAAATCAACGGCAGCAATGATTATGTTCTTATATGATTTAGCTAGACTTTTATGTTTAGAGGATCCACAAGGGCATTATAAGTTGCAAAAGTCTGCTAAAATTGTGGGTGTTTTAATGAACTCTACAAAAGAAGCAGTTGAACAAGTAAACTATGATCCAATGATTTCTCTTATTAGAAGAAGTCCTTTTTTCGTAAGTAAATTTAATAATAATACAAAATCAAGTCTTTTTATTAAAAATATTGATATTACTACAACTACAAGAAAAAGAGGGTTGGTTGGTTTAAATGCTATTACTTTCTTAATTGATGAAATCGCAAGATATGATAGTATTCAAAAAGGGCTTGCAAAAGAACTTGTTACTGAAGCACTAAACAGAGTAAACTCAAGATTTCTTTTAGGTGGGGATCGTTGGCCAAGTTGTCCATCAATTATTTCATCTGCAGATACTGATGGTAGTATTATTGCAGATTTAATGAAAATGGCAAAGGGTGGAGAATTAGGAATTGACCCTGAAAAAATCCAAAGAATTCAAGCAGCAAGATATGAAGTAAAAGCAGGAGTGACTGATTATTCTGGAGAAACATTTAAAGTTTTCTTAGGGAATATGACTGCAGAACCATTTATTATTAAAACTGCTGAAGATATGGAAATGGCAGAAAAATTAGCTTCTCAACCAAATGAAATAAAAGATGTTCCTATTGAACACTTGTCAGAATTTAGTATTGATATTTATTCTGGTATAAGAGATGTTATGGGAATTAGTATTTCAGCTGATAGAAGTTTTTTCTACAGCAAAGATATGCTAAGACAAGTTATGGATGTAACCTCTTTTAATACAGATGTTATAGAACTACCAAATGGTGCTAATTTAATTGATATGTTTAATACAAAAAGCTTAGATATTTTAAGCCCTGGAGCACAAAGAGTTATAGGAATGGATATCGCCTTAAATGGGGATAGATTTGGTTTAGCTATGGGACATATTCATAAATTTAAAGAAAATGGAAATGAAAAAGAATATGAACTTATGATTGATTTTGCAGTCGGAATAATTCCATCAGCAGAACAAAAAATAAAATTATCAGATATAAGAAAGTTTATATATGATTTACACGATAGAGGTGTTAGTATTGATTTAGTAGTATCAGATGGATTTCAATCTACTGATATGTTACAAACCTTAAATGATAATAATTATAAAGCAGTTCAACATTCAGTTGACTTGAAAAAAGATAGTTATTATGAATTTAGAAATTATGTTATGGAAGAAAAAATATTTATGCCATTTAATAGTATTCTTTTTAGAGAGTTAATAAACCTTAGAGAGAACCCTAAAAAAATTGATCACCCTGAATGGAACCCTGATGGAACTAAAGGCTCTAAGGATATTTCAGATGCAGTGGTACAAGTTGTTTGGGGGCTTTTAAATAAGATGGAATTTAATCCTGTAAATGGTAAAGATTTTGTTGATGATATGAAAAAAGGCTTAGAAAAATATGATGAAATGGTTGAACCAAATGAGATTGCCCAACTTTTTCAGAGAAATAACGATGAGGATGCTCTAAAAAGTATTGATAAATTTTTCTAATAGGTTTTTATAACTAATAAATACTATTATAAAATTGAAAATAAAAAAGGATGAAAATGGGATTATTTGACGGAGTTTATAATACTTTTAATAAACTAACGACTGATGCTTATAAAAAAGCATTCGGTGGAACTTCATTTGCTCAAATTGACCAGATGCAACTCCAAAAAATGAAGAACGATCCAAACATTGATAAAAATGTTAAGGAACTTGCTCTAAACTTTTTTGAAATTGGTGAAAATAAAGCAGAATTTATTAAACAATTAGATAATATTAAAAATTTTTATTTTACACAATTAATAATTGATAGAATAATTGAAGATGGATTAAATCCAACTAATGGAAAGGATTTATTTAAAGTTAAGGTAAAAGACAGTAGAGGGGAAAAAGACGAGGTTGCATCAGAATTCCTTATGGATTTTGTAGATACTATGAATTTAAAGAAAATCATAACTGATATATCTCACGATATATTACTTTATGGTGAATATGCCTTAAGAATTGATGTAAATTCATATCAAAGTGGTGAAAAACTAAAGGGAATTATTAATATACACGATGATGTTGATATTGCAAATCTATTACCAGTCTATAATGATGGTGAAATTAGCTATTTCTTAACAGTTAAAGATAAAAAATTGGAAACAGTGCAACCTACTGAATATGTTTATTTCAGCTTACCAGGAAATAGATTAAAGATGAAATTTGAAGGGCTTGATAATAAAGTCTTACATTTAAGAATGGGAAAATCTGTAGTTTATCCAGTTCTTGGTTTAATAAAAGAACTTAAATTTCTTGAAGAGATAATTCCTCAACAATTTATAAATAACCTTGTTAAGACAAAATTATTAGGAGTATCAGTTCCAAATAAAACTAAGCCATCTGATGCAATGGAAATAGCATCAGTTTTTCAAAGAATGATTAATAAAACTTTAACAAAAACAAATGTTAAAGATGATGAAGAAGAAATTTTAAGAGAACTTAGAAGTAAAGTTGGTGACATAAAAGTTATGCCAATGTTTGGTGATAAAGGTTCTATAGAAACTATTGATTTTGGTGAAAATGATAATTTTGACGATGTATTTGAAAAAATTATGGATATTAGAAAAAATATATTTTTAACTATTGGAATTCCTACATCTATTCTTGATGAGGATGGTTCTAAGGGTGAAATGATAAAAGATCATATTAGATATACTAAAAAACTAAAATCTATTCAATATGCTATACAAGATGGTCTTCAAACAATGTTCTATATTCATTTGGTTAATAATGGGTTCACAAACTACTTAAAAGAAGATATTGATATTAACTTTTTAAATATTTTAAATACTGATGATTTAGAAAGACTTGAATATATTGATATTATGATTAGTATGATGGATAATTTTAAATCTTTTGTAGAAGATTTTGAAGATAGTGAATATGCTGAAGTAAATTGGCCAGATATTGTTAAGTTTTATAATAGTAACTTTGAAAATTTAACTGGTTTTTCTCTTTTTACATTGAAAGAAAATACTGGCGAAAATGATGACTTTTAATAAGGATAAAAGATGAAATTTAAAAATGAACAAGATTTAACTATGTTCGAAGCCTTATCGTTTGATGAAAAAACGATAAGGAAAAAACTTCAAATTGTTAAAAAATCTATTGATAGAAAAAAGTCAAGAGATATGAAAAATAATTGGAGAAGAAATAAAGCCCAACTTAAAAAGGGAATTAAAAAATGGCATCAAAGTACACAAGGAAAAAGATTTCATAAGGCTTTAGGGAGATTTAATGCTTTAAGAGAGAATAAAAATGATTTAGATATTATAACTGATGCTTTATTTGGTTTAAATAGTATCGAAACTCATTTAATTCTTGAATTAAAATATTATGAACCTGATATTGAAGCTCTTAGTCAATTTTTACAGATCTTTGAATTTTTTAATGATGATATGTATAAGCTTAAAGAAAAACTCACAGAAGCATATATTTATGGAAATTTAGATGATAATACTCGAACAAATCTTGAAGAAGTTTTTGACTTTTTTATTGACCCAAAAATGTTATATTATTCTCTAAGAGAAGCAAAAAACCTTTCAAATGACATTTCTGAAATGTCAGATGAAGAAGCAAATAAATTTGATAATGATATAAAAATTATTAAAGAAAATATATTTAAAGAAGATGTGAGTGTTATCATAAAAAATATGTTAATATAAGGAAAAATTATGAAAATTCAAGAACAGAAGCAAAAAGATATTATTGTTAATACAGAAGTAAAAAAATCAACAGATGCAAGATCAGTATCTGAAAAAATTATAAATGGGGAAAATGAATTATCAACAGATAAATATTTTCAATTTTATAATTTTTATGGATTTTCTTTTTCTAATGCGAAAAAGGATTGTTTAGATAATTACCCATTTGAAAATAAATTTAATGGAAGTTATCAAAAAGATAATACTCTTGGAAAATATGCTGTAGAAAATAAAAAACCAGCCATTTTAGAAATACCAGATTTTAATAGAAAGGGAAATTTTCTTATAACTTGTACTATACAAAGAAAAAGTTATAATACTGGTTTTAATATTAGTTTAATAACAGAAAATGGGGATGATAAGAAAGAAAAACAAATAGGTGCATTTGGGAGATTAGGTTATTCTTGGAGAAAACCTAATGAAGAAACTTTATATATTCATACTACAGTATTAGATAATTCCAAGTTATTTTTAAAATTTTCTACTCCTAGAGGATCTAAGATTTCTATTCTTAATTTTTCTATTTTAGAACTTGGAAAACAGTATGATAGTTGAAAATCTTTTTAACCTTAATTTTTCTCTTAATCAAGATGGGGGAGAAGCATCATCTCAACAAACGAATGGTGGACAAGGAGATCTTGGATCTCTTCCAACTATAAACTTAATGGTAGTAGATCCTACAAAAGATATAGATATTAATGATACTCAATTTTTAAGCCTTGTTTATAAAAAAATTAAAGAGGCAAAGGAAGTTGATACGAAGACTTTAAGAGACATTATAAATACTTCAAAAGATCCACTTTATATTATAATGGCTGGTTCAGTAGGATCTGGAAAAAGTTATTTTATTGATAAGCATTTTGCTGATGTTACAACTATTGATGTTGATGATATTAAAAAAGATCTTGGAGACACTACTGGTGATAAAAAAGTCGCAAAGGCTGTTAAGATTTTACAAGCTGAAGTTGATAAACTATTAAAAGGTTCTAAAAGTTTTATTCAACAAGGAACTTCTGCAAATTTACAAAGCACTATAAATAAATTAAAGAAAGCTAAAGAACATAATTTTAAAACTGTTTTAATTTATGTTGATGGTGGAGATGAAGAAGAGATTTTTAAAAGAATACAACAAAGAGTTGGAAATGGTGGACACGGAGCATCTATTTCACTTAATAAAATTAAAAAGTCTAAAAAGTTTTCAAAGCTAACATTAAATGCTCTATCAAATAATTTAGGAAATGCCGATGAACTTGAAATATCAGCAATAAATAAAGCTATTGATAAAACAACTAAAGATATAAAAAAAGCTCAGGATTTACTTGACTATTTTTTAATAATTGAATAGAGTATATAAGGAAAAAATATGAGAGAAAGAATAGTTGAAAATTGGGATTTTCAATATAATTATGAAGCTTCAGAAACTCCAAAAGTTGAACTTATAGAGAGCAACGGAAAGCAATATCACGAAGAAATTTTAGGTATTGTAAGAGGGGAATCATTTTTTGGAGACTCATTTAGTAGAAATGGAAGATTTTACCCAAAAAATCTTTGGAGTAATGCTCTAAAGAACCCAGATACTAAGAGAAATTTAGAAAGAGGTTTAATGTTTGCTTGTATAGGGCATCCTGAAAATTATTCTCTTGATGAATTACTAGCATCTGGAGCAGTTGCTGCTAAAGTTGCAAAAATAGAATATGATGGTAAAGTAGGAATGGTAGAATATCATATCCTTAATACACCAGCTGGTAGAATTCTTAATACAATTTTTAGAGCAGGAAGTAAACCATATGTATCTACAAGAGCATTCGGGAGTTTTTCAAATGAAACTGTAGAAAAAGATGGAATGAAATATAAAAAACTAAATGAAAATGACTTTGAAATGGAGAGTATTGATTTTGTTATTAATCCTGGATTTTTAGGCACAAATCCTGAATTAAAAGAAAGCTTTTCAGAAGACTTAAATAAGTTAAAAGAAAGTGGTATTAGATGTAAAGATGGAGTTTGTAATTTAATTCAAGAAGCATCTGATATGGATAAAGGGATAAAAATGGATAAATTAGAAGCACTTGATAAGGTTCAACTAATTAATATTGTAGAGGGATTAAGACAAGAAATTGATTATTTAATTAATGAAGATGAAAAAGAATTCTCATCATTTGATATTATTACCTCAACAGAAAAAGATGATTTTAAGCATTTAAAACAATTTGTTTCTTATTTAGAACTAATGCTAAAATTTTTAAGATATGATGTAAGATATGCTGAAAGATATGCTGAATTTGTAAGATTAACTTCTGAAGATATTTTTGATAAAAATGTAATAAGTCAAATTGGTAAATTTGCTGAAGATGTAATAAATGATGATGTTGATGAAAGTTTACAAGAACTTTCTAAATATATACTTAAAATCATTGATATAAATAATACTAACGATAATGATACAAAAGACTCAAAAGATGTCGATAATGAAGATTTTATTGATACATTAGTAAAAAGTTTTTATGAAGCTCAAAAATTAAAGTCTGAAAATAAAAAGCTTGAAAAAAGAGCACAAAAATCAGAAAGTCTTATAGAGAATTTTAGTAAAGGTGAAAATTTACTAAATAAGCAAGTTGAATTTTTAGCTAGTTTAAATAAATCTCTAACTGAAGAATTAGAACAAGTTGAAGTAAAATCAAATGAAAAACAAGATGAAATAAAATCACTTGAAGAGACTGTTGCGACATTATCAAGATCTTTAAATAGAAAAAATGAAGAAATAAATAATTTTGAGGCAAAGATTGAAAGTCTTACTGAAAAAATTAAAATAATGGACTCAAAAGAACCTGAAAAAATTATAGAAACAAAAGTTGAAAAAGTTGAAAACCCTTTAAATGAAGAGTTAAAAACTAAACTTTCTAATGTTGAGGCGAAAAATGAAGAGTTAGAGCAAGAGTTAAAACAAATTCAAGAACTTTATTCTGATTTAGAGAACTCACTTAAACCTGATGTTGATATTGCACCATTAAAAGAGTCAATTTCTTCTTTAAGTAAAGAAAAAGATTTAATTAGTGAAAAACTTGGGATAACTGAAAAACAGTTAAATGAGACTATAAATAAAGTAAATAGCTTGAAAGAGTATAAAGTTAAATTCTTACAAGAAAAATTTAGAGTTGAAAAACAAACTATAATTGAATTTTGTGAAAAATTCAATGAAGATGAAGTTGAAGCTCAACTTGCTAGACATACAAAAATACTAAAACAATCTGAGGCAAAAGTTGCTCCAGTAGGATTTGATATTTCGTTTAAAGAAAAAACTGAGAAAAATGAAGTTAAAGAAAGATTAAGTAAATTAGTATAACAATAAATATATTTTTAGGTAGCAAAGAATGCTTTGAGATATAGAAATAAGTTAGCTATGAATTTTGTCTTTTGACAAAATGGAATTATCTTAATTGATAATATAAATCAAAGTTTTGGTAATATTTTTACCATTAATCGGAATAATCTATATTCCTAAATATAAATAATTTAAAATAAAATAAAGGAAAAATTTATGGAAGTAAAAAACATAAATGAACAAGCTGATAAGCTTTATTCACAATACAAAGAATATATGGACTTTTATGAGTCAAAAGCGACTGTTGGTAAAACAAGAAGTATAACAACTGAAGATATCTATGCATTCGGTAAACAATTAGAAAACTATTCTCAATGGCAATCATTTGTTGAGTCAAATGGTGGACAAGGTGATTTAGGTGTTCTTCCAAATGTTGCACTTGATGTAATTACTGCTGCAAATACAAGTTCTGTTATTCCAATGTTCGCATCTGTTCAACCACTTGATGATGTTCAAGGAACAATTTGGTTTAAAAATATTGTTGCTAAAACAAACAGAGGTAATGTTAAAGATGAACAAAACCTTGTAACTGGTATGGGTGGTAGACAAACTGTTGCTAGTCAATTTGCTGGTTCTACAATTACTGGTGAAGTTGAAGCTACTGGTGATGGATCAACAACTAAATTTGCATATACTGTAAAATATTCTCCTGTTCTTCAAAGAACAACTACAATTTCTATTGCTGGTACATCAGTAAAAGGTATTGATGATGGTGAAGGAAATATTGTTGGTGTTGGTATTACTAAAGGGACAATCAATTATTCAACTGGTGCTGTAACTGTAGAATTTAATGATGCTCCTGCAAAAGATGCTGAAATTACTCAAGCATACTCTACTGATTTTGAAGGAATGGATGAAATTCCTACTGTAAATACAGAGTACACAAGTAAAATGATTAAAGCAAAAGATTTTGCACTTAGAAGTGAAATTGGTTTATTCAAATCATTCGCAATGAGTAAAAGATTTGGTATTAATCCTGAAGAAATGATTGCAAAAGATCTAGTTCAAGAATTAAATGCTGAAACTTCAAACAATGCTGTTTTAACTGCTTATATCAATGCTGTTGGTACTGTAGAGTGGAATAAAAAAGCTCCAACTGGTGTTTCTTATACAGAACACAAACTTACTTTCTTTGATGCATTAGCAAGTGCTGAAGCTCAAATTTTAGGTAATGCTGGTAGAATGAATGGTGCATCAGTTATTATAGCTGGTACAACTGCTGCTTCAACTTTAAGAACTATGCCTGGATTTGTTGCTGAAGAACAACAAAATGCTGTACTTGGTACACATTACTTTGGTACTCTAGATGGTAAAGTTGTTATTAGAAGTATGGCTCTTCCTGCAGATGAAATGGTAATCATTTCTAAAGGTAGTTCATTCTTTGATAGCCCAGTAGTATTCTCTCCATATTTACCACTATATGTGACAAATATGATGGATGGTATGGATCATAATCCACTTAAATCTCAAAAAGCTGTAGCAATGCAAGCTGGTATTGATGCTCCTGTTGGAACATTAATGACTAAATTAAAAATCGTTGAAGCATAAGCTTCTCCGATTAGAGATTTAATCTAAGGGAGTTTATTCTCCCTTAAACTTTTCTTAAAAACATGCGAAAAAATTAAAAGAATAGACGAACTCGCCTTAAAAAGTGACCTATTTTAAAAGGAAATTTGAAATTGAAAAAGGATAAAATATATGAAATTAAAAGAATTTAAAGTTACTAATATATCAGATCTTCACGTAGTTGTAAGAACTCCAAGTGAGACTTTTGGATTAAACCCTAAAGATTCACAAATTACAATAGCTGAAAAGATGGGAGACATTATTGCTCCGAAAGATTTAATAGAAATAACTTCAGGTAAAAAGACATTCTTTAAAGTAAATGAAACAGTTGTCGAGATAAATCACGATGGAAAAATTCTTTCGGGTAAAGAATTAAAAATTAGTGATGTAAACGAGTCTTTAAATGTAAAAATTAAAGAGACTGTAGAAAAGAAAACTGATAATGTTGTTGAAGAAATTAAAGATTTAGCTAAAGAAGTTGCTAAAGATATAAAAACGCAAACTGAAACTAAAGTTGAAGAAAAAGCTGAAGAAGTAAAAACTCCTGCTAAAAAACCAGCTCCTAAAAAAGCTCCAGTTAAAAAACAACCATTAAATAAAGTTGAAGAAACAAAAGATGAAGAAGTAAAAACTCCTGCTCCAAGAAGAGGAAGAAAAAAAGCTTCAGAAACTAAATAATCCAAAGGAATTATTATGAAAGAAAAACTTGAACAAATCAAGAAAATTGCTGAGTCGTTTGGAATACCTTTCTCAGAAGATAAAGGTACTTTAGTTCTTGGTGTACAAGAAACTAACAATGCAGACTTAGATTTAATTGATTTTTTAAAAATTTATGTAAAAGATGATGCTAATATTATCTCAGATGGAAGTGGTTATACTGTAAAGGTAACTGCAATCGGTGCAACTAATTTAAAAATGATGCTTATTTCACTATTTGCTGATGTTTATGATGTTGAAGTAGTTGATCAAGAAACATTAAAAATTGTTTCTAAAGGTGCTGTATCAAATGAAGATACTATTCAAAAAGTTGATTTTGCTGAACTTGCAGAAAGATTAGATAATGATTTTGTTGAAATTGAAGTATTTGAAGACAAAATTGTAATAGGTTCTGAAAGAGAAAAAACTCTTGAAGCAATAGCAAGTCTTGCTGATGAATTTAATGAAAAATTAAACATTGAAATTCAAAGAAAACAAGTAATAATTAAATAACTAAAACATATAAAAGGAAAATTTTATGATAGTAGATAAAAGAAAAGCAGTAATTGAAAACTTTAAAGAAGAATTTTCAGTTAATAAAGCAATAGAGACTCTAGAAGATTTAGGGTATAAAGTAGTAAAAGATGTAACAGTTGAAATGGCTGAGTCTGTTATAGCTGAAGCTGGAAAAAAAGTTTTAAGTGAAGCTGAAATTAAAGAAATCCAAGAAAAAGCAATTATCTCTGAAGATGCTATGGTTGAAAAACTTGAAGAAGCTGATATGGTAGTTTTAACTAATGAAGAATTAAAAGAAGTTGAAGCTAAAATAGTAGAAAAATTAACATTGTCTGAAGATGCTATGGTTGAAAAACTTGAAGAAGCTGATATGGTAGTTTTAACTAATGAAGAATTAAAAGAAGTTGAAGCTAAATTTTCAGAAAAATTAATTGAGTCTTTAGAAGCAGAGGGTAACTTAATTATAATGAAAGAAGAAATTCAAGCATTTGATGAAGAACTTGCTAAACTTGTTGATGCTAAAGTTGAAGCTAAAATTAAAGAAATGGAAGATGAAAAAGATGCAGATGCTGATTTAGATGCAGATGCTGATTTAGATGCAGATGCTGAAATTCTTGATGCTGAAGCTGAAAAAGATGCTGATGGTGAAGCTGATGCAGATGCTGAAACAAATGAAAAATCTGAAGGAAGAACACAAACTCCTAAGAAAACTATGTTAGCTGAAAGACTTTTAGGCGATACAGAAAATCTTAGTATGACTGAAAGTTCAGATACTCCAGAAGTAGCAGATGATGCAGATGCTGAAAAAGATGCAGATGCTGAAAAAGATGCTGATTTAGATGCAGATGCTAAAACAAATGAAAATGTAAAAGCTGGTGAAAAAGGTTCTCTTTTAGAGAAACTTGCTTAATCACTAATTTAAGAGGAGTTAAATCTCCTCTTTTGTTTTATAGAGTTAATAAATAATATTGATTTTATAAAATAAAAGGAAACTTATATGACTATTGAAGAACTTGACGAATACTGTTTTATAAATTCAAATCAATATTTTTTAGGATATGAAAATATCGAAGTTAAAAGACCAGTTCTTGAAGGAATTATAAAAAAGACCTTAATGCATTATGGAAATTTTAAACCTATAAAATATAGAAAATTTGGATTTGAATTAAAGACTAATGATACAAAGATGAAAATTAAAGAAATTGATGGAAGACTTGTTCAAAACATAATTTCTATAAATTATTTTAATCCTATTTATGGAGGTGAAACAGAAGTTGCCTTTAATTGGGATTATAATACAAGAACAAAAACTATATATGCTCAAACTTCAGGTACATATATTGTTGATTTTATGGTAAGACCCATTCTTGATGATATTACATTTGAAGATGAATTATTTCTTCAGATGACTCTTGGGCTCTATATGATGTATGTTGGTGAAGCAAGAAAGGCGTTCACACTTGATGGACTTCCTTTTGCAAATGACTCTGCTGAAATTTATGCAGATGGGAAAGAAATGTATGAAACTGCTTTGGAAGAATTAAAAGAAGAGAATTCATCTTGGTGGCTTGCAATAAAATAAAGGAATAAAATGAGAAAAATATTATCAATGGCAATCGGTGGAAGACTTTCGATGAATTTAAAAGCATCACACGATGATGATGTATTTTTTGAGATTATTTCTGGAAATAATAAAGTTATAAGTTTTATTCCTACATTTAGCCTTGAAGGAGCAGAACAACTTTATAAAGATATAACAAATAGATATCTTGGAAAGGCAGTAAAAGTTTATCTTCAAGACATATTTAATAGAAAACAGAGAAGTATTCAATCTCCTGATAAAGTTAGGAGAAAGAAATGAAGTTAATAAATTCAATTAATTTAGCTGGTATTGTTGGGGCAACAATTTCAAACCTTGAAAAAATGTTTGGAATTCCCTCTGAAATTTATTTACCTAAACAATATGATACAAGAACACAACACGGAGATATTGAATATCAAGATGATGCAATTTTAACTAGAAATTTATTATTTACGAATTATATTCAAAATGTAACTCCAACTCCTGGTTTAAAAAGTTTTGATATAAAAGAAGAAGCACTTGAATGTTATCTTCCATCTGATAATCTTATCACCACTATTCCAAAAAGAAGTTTAGTTGTTTTAAAAACTGCCCACGGAGAAGAAAAATATGTTATTACAGATATTGAAGCTTTACAAGGGGATGCTCAAACTTATATAATAAAATGGGAATTAACACCATCTGCTGTAGGAATACTAAATGATGATGAAGTTGAAGAAGCGATAGAAATTATAGAAACACAAGCTGAAATGTATGATGAGGTTGGTTTAACTGTTGATAGATTAGTTTTTGATTTAGAAAGTGAAGAAAAACCATCTTCAACGACTCCGAAAGATCTTAAAAAAGAAACTGAAAGTGTCACTCCGAATAAAAATCTTGTTCCAGATGATGTTGAAGTTATTTTATAAGGAGTTTAGATGAAATCTTTAATAGAACCAATAGAATTGGCATTATTAAAACTATTTTCAAGCCCTTTTGCAGAATATGGTATTAAAACATATTTTAATTATTTTGATGATGTAAAAAAGGGCTTTATAGATACAAAGGTTCAAGATCTTGGGAATAGAGCATTTATGAGTGAAAGTGAATCTGTAGTATTGCTTTATAAAAGGACTTCTCCATTGGTTAAAAGCAGTCTTTATGGAAAGACTGGTATGCCTAAGAAATTAATTGCAATCAACCGAGAAACAGGAGAGGGCTTTGAAAAAGACTATGTAATTTGTGATTGGTCTTATGAATTTAATGTTCTCTCAAAATATAGGGGAAATGAAGAATTTTCTGAATTTATATTTAACTTTTTAATAAAAAGAATGAAAAAACTTAATTTTTCTATTAAAGTTAAAAATATTGAAGTTCCTCTAAGTTATAGTATAAATATAAGTGATATAGAAACTTTTGAAAAAATGGATGAAAGTTTTTTAGACAATGTTTATTCTTTTAGCTTTACTCTAGAAATGACTGGTATGGTAATGTCACCATTTAGTAGGGAAAATTCAGTTGGTCTTTTTGATGGAAAGTTTGAAATTTACTTATTCGGTGAAAAAACAACCTTTGATATTGAAAATGATTATAATGAATTAATAAGTGTTGTCGAAGACAATGGTGAAATAGTAACATTTGATGACTTGAAACGAACAAGTTCTCAAACAAATGAACTAATTGAAGTGGAAAAAGAAATAGATTTATAAGTTATTAAACTTATAAATACTTTAAACTAAAAAGGAAAAACAATGGAAACAAAAAAAGTTACTCTTTATAATGTAAAACCATTCAATGTTTTTATTGACCTAGATGGAAACGAAAATACAGATGATACAATCGTTTTAGGTAAAGGTGGAAAAGAGACAGTTGAATTAACAAATGTTAGAATTGAACAACTAAGAAAAGAACTTGCTGGTCAAGTTGTAATTAAATAAAGGAAAAAATATGGCAGCAAAAGTAATACTACAAGAATATGACTTTTCAAGTTTTGTACCATCAATGTCAGGTATTAAAGCAGCAATCGTTGTAAATTCTTATAAAGGTGATATTAATATCCCTAGATTTGTAACAGATATAGATCAATATATCGCAAAATATGGTATGCCACATCCAAGTAGAGGTGTTTCTGAATATTCAGCAATCACATACTTAACTTATGGTGGACCGATGTATGTTGTAAGAAGTGCACATAATACTGATGAAGGAAGATTATCTGGAACAGATCCTAAATATCCAGCAGCATTGGTTAGAAGTAAAATTGACCCAGTTCCTGCAAGTAATGTAATTCCAGATCCAGATTATGAACCTCAAAGAGTTGTAGAACCTTTAAAAGATGGTTTAACTCAACACGATTTAGATGCATTTTTATTCCCACTATATAGAACTCATAGAGAGTATTCTTTTAAAGATTGTGGAATTATGCAAAGTGTTCTTAATACTAATGAAATGAAAGTTTTTAGCTTTGAAGATTTAGAAGAGGGTGCTGATATTAGTGTTACTCCAACAATTTATGTTAGAGAACCAGTTGCAAAAGGTGCAAAAACTATTGTAGTTAATGATGTAAGTTACTGTAACCCAGATCAAAATATTGAGATTTTAGGTACTGAAATGAAAATGATTTCAGTAGATTATGATGCGAATACAATTACTTTAGAATTCCCAATGGAATTTGCATTGAGTGTTGACTTCCCAATTCATATTGTACCATTTGATTTAAGTGCAAATTATAAAATTACTGCTCTTGAAGAAAGAGTAATAAATTATGATTTATTAACTTTAGAAACACCAATAAGTGCAAATAAAGCTGAACCAGTTAGATTAGTTAATATCGCTCAAGTTCAATATAGTTCTTTAAATAGTGATTATGATGATATCGTTGTAACAAGTCAAGAAAGTTCAACTACAATTGCAGTTAATACAACTAATGGGGTTGAAGTAAAACAAACTCAAAGAATTAATGGTGAAGATTATATTGTAGATTCAATTGATGAAGCAAATAAAACTATTACATTTAGATTATTAGATGGTCAAACATTAAGTGCTGTGGAAGATGATGAAGTTTATCTAATGCAAAGAACTTATAAGACTTTTGAAGATCCAGTTTTTGTTGTTAGAGGAATAAAAGACTCTACTCAATTAATTGTAACAAATTCTGATTATATTAAGAATGGTGAGATTATTGCAGTTGGTGCTGGTTTAACAACAGTTGAAGAAGAAACAAAACTTTTAGCAAAAGACCTTTATAAAGAAAGTCAAAAATGGATTGTTTTAGATAAAGATTTAATAGCTTATTCAAATTATAGAATTTATAATATGGATAAATCTGAGTATGAAGATAGAGATGCATTTGTTGTAACTTCTATAAATCAAGGTACTTGGGGAGATGATATTGAAATCAAAATTTCAGCTTCAAAAATTGCAGAAGCATTCTATGTAGAAGTTTATGATAATGGTGTACCGACAGGTGAAAAATTCCATTGTTCAATGAAATATATGAAAGATGGTTTTGGTAATCAATTATTTATCGAGTCTGTTATTAATGGTAAATCTAATTATATAAAAGTTAAAGCAAACCCAACTGATGTTGATGCTGATGGTAATCCTGAAAAACCTTTATATACAAATTATGCTTTATGGAGAAAAGATCCTATTGATATTTTCTTACCACTTGCTTTAGATGTAATTGCTGAAGAAGATATAATTCTTAATGATGTTGAGATTATGGTTAATAATAATGCACAATTCTTATTAGGTAACAGAATTAGATTTGAGGGATTTGCAGATGAATATAAAATTTTAGATGTAACTACTGATATCAATGATAATAAAGTTATTAAATTAGATAGAAGAATTTTAGCTGATAAAATTCCAGTTGGAACTAGAATATTAAGATATTCTTATACTAGATATTTTCCAATTACTGTGCTTGAAAAAGCATTCCCAGGATATGTTACTCCTTGTAATTATCTTTTAGCTGGTGAGTCTGGAACTTTACTTGATGCTGGTATTAATAACCTTAAAGGTGGATCAAATGGTTCTGCTGTAACAATCGGTGATCTTATGATGACTGCTGATACACTTAATCAAGATAGATATAAATTCCAATTATTGTTAGATGGTGGTTTTACATACCCAGCATACCAACAAAAACTTTTAACAATAGCTGAGAAAATGATGACTTGTTTTGCATACTTAACAACTGATATTAATGCAGAGTTAAGTGTAAATTATATTGATGATATTATTTCTTACAGAAATAAAACTATGATTAATTCAAGTTGGGCTGGTATTTTTACACCACACGTAAAAATATATGATCAATGGAACCAAATGGAAGTTTGGGTATCGCCAGAAGCATTTGCAGCAAGTAAACAAGCTTATGTTGATAGAAATGTTGTAATGTGGATGCCTGCAGCTGGTTGGAAAAATGGTAAAATACTTGTACTTGACTTAGTTAGAAAACTTAATCAAGATGAGATTGATTTATTAACTGATGAACATCAAATTAACTGTCTGAAATATGAAGATGGTGATGGGGTTGCGATTTGGGGTAATGAAACAATGCTTACAATGCCAAGTTATTTACAAATGAGACACGTAAGAATGTTGCTTATTGTAATTGAAACTGGTTTAAAAGCATTCTTAAAGTATGAAACATTCTCAATGAATGATGCAGAAACAAGAGGTATTATCGTATTTAAAATCAATAAATGGTTTGAAGATACTTTAGCAAAAGCAGTTTATGACTTCCAAATTTTAGATGTTACAAATGACAGTAATGTTAATAACAGAGAGGGAGTATTCAGAATTATGTTTAGTCCTAAGACATCTATGGAAAAAATTATTTCTCAAGTTGTAATCACTTCAAAAGGGTTCGACTTTGGACTAGTGAATATCTAAGCTTAATTGCTTAGTATTCCATATTAAAATTATAAGGACAAAAAATGGCACTATATGATTATTCTACAATCGCTGGAAATATCAATTCGGTTTTAACTGGTGAAATTTGGGAAGTAACAAAATTTGGTGAATTAGCAATAACATCAAAAATTAAAAATGTTGATGGTCTTCCTAAAACAGAAATTCAAACACACGAGGTAACTTATAGAAATAAAACTTTAAGATTTCCTAAATATGCTAAGAGTGGTGGAGAAATTACTATTACTTTAATTGAGGACGAGGGTTCTACAGTTAGAAAAGAACTTTATGAAAAACTTGAAACACAACTTAAAGAAGGAAAAATTTCTGATGGAAATAAACTTGTTTTAGGTGATGTTGAATTAAAAGCTTATAAAGATCTTAATACAGTTGCAAGAACATATACTCTAAAAGGTTCTATTGTTACTTCAATTGATGAAAGTCTAACTTTCGCTGAAGAAGATGGTGCACCATCTGAAATCACATTAACAATAGCATTTAGTGATTTTGAAATAGCTTTCTCTTAATAAAACTTAAACTTAACTTACAAAGGATTGAAAAATGGGTTCAAAATTTTCTGATTATAAGATGCAAATGCCAGCTTCTTCAAGCTTTTGGGAAGTTAAGTTTAAATCTACATCAGTTCCAAATACTGTTGAAACTAACAATGGAAATTTAATGCCAGCAATGAGTGTTATATTTGATGTTGGTTCAATACAATATGAAGAAGTTGAAATATTTGTAGATAAACTATACTATGTTAAAAATATAGCTAACTTTAATAAAATTACAATAGATTATATTGAAGATGAAGCATTAACAGTAACGAAATTCCATAAAGATTGGATTTTCAAAAAAGAAAACATTACTCCTGAAAAAGATTTACATAGAATATCAACTCCAAATGTTTATGGTAAATTTTCAGAAACAATATCAATTAAAAAATATGCATCTGATTTTAAAACTGTTGTTTTAGAACTTGAAGCCGTAGTTATTCCTGATGCTTCTATCGCATTTACATTTGATTGGGATGATAGTACGATGACAAAATCATTTACATATCAAATACTTGATGTTAAAAAACTTGAAATGTCTGGACAAAAAGGCACTTCTGCAGTCTCTGCACAAATATAAGGTATCTTACCTTATATCTTCTTTATTATACTATAAAAATCCTTAAACTCTTATTAAACTAAAACCCTTAAACTCTTATTAAACTAAAACCCTAAAATAAAAAATAAAATGTCTTGGAGATGTAAAAAATTTTTATTAATCTAATATATAGTAAAACTAAAAACTAAAAACCCTAAAATAAAACTATAACTAAAAAATAAAATGTCTTGGAGATGTAAAAAATTTTTATTAATCTAATATATAGTAAAACTAAAAACTAAAAACCCTAAAATAAAACTATAACTAAAAAATAAAATGTCTTGGAGATGTAAAAAAT